TTGCGTCCGGTTTGTACATTATCGAATGGTCAAAAAGCACGTGCTGAAGCCGCTATCCTAATGTGTAATAACGACATGACAGTCATTGACGAATGGACGAGCGTGGTAGATCGTACAGTTGCCAAAGTCATGTCGCATTGCATTCAAAAACATACCCGAAAAGAAAATAAACGAATCGTGTTATTATCTTGTCATTACGATGTTCTCGAATGGTTGAACCCAGATTGGGTAATCGATTGTAACAAACAGGAATATGTTGATCGGAGGTCGGTTCGGCTCGATTTCAAACGAACAGAACGATTACAATTCGACATTCGTGAAACAACGCGAAACACTTGGAAATATTTTAGCAAATATCATTATTTGACCGATACAATGCCCGGCGGTCATACCAAAATATTTGGTTTATGGCATGATCAAAATCAAATTGGTTTTATCTGTTATGCTAATTATGTACCGTATCGAAAATCGCAACGTAATCAGAAAATGATAATGCATGCCAATAGAATCGTTATTCATCCTGATTACGCTGGCATGGGTCTTGGTATAATGATGACAAATGAAAGTGCGAAATATTTATCCAAATGGTATAAAATTATGTGCAAATTCAGCAGTGTTCCAATATACAAATCAATGAAGAAAAGTCCATTTTGGAAAATAGTTGATGTGAAAAGACAAATAGGTGCAACCAATGTTGGTGGTAATATGTTGAGGAAATCTGGTTTCAGAGAGAACATTAAGACGTATTCTTTTGAGTTTGTAGGATAATATCGGCATAGGAAGTATAAAATTATGCCAAAAATACCAAGAGCGTTAGTTTTAGAACGCGAAAAACAAGTATGGCACATGCGACAGCGTGGTGCTACGTACGAACGTATTGCTGAAGAATTAGGAATCACGTTCGGAGGAGTATCTAAAATACTTCAACGTCTGCATCAACGTTACAAAGATCGTCACATGGACGACATTGAAGCATGTCGTATGGAACAAATAGGCGAATTGCAAAATATTGCCAATGAAGCATGGGAAGCATGGATTCGCAGTAAAGGTCAAAAAATAACCATCAAGAAGCGCGCACGCACCAAAGACGGTAAAATGTTGCCCGGTGAAGCCAGCGAAGTAAAATACGAAAGCGAAGGCGATACCAAATACTTGCAGATTTACCTGAAAGCCAAAGAAGATTTGCGTAAAATCATTGGTGCCGATGCTCCAACCAAAAATGATCATACTGGCAAGAACGGTGAACCGATCAAAGTTCAATCAGTCGTGGAAGAACAAGCCGAATCCAAGGTTAAAAATTTCATGGCTAAATTATTCGCAAAAAGCGAGAATAAAGACAAACCAGCAGAGGATGACGACTCATGACACGATATTTAGGGAATTTGACTACCAACAATGTGAGCATTGCCAACGGTCAAACGGTTTCAGGTGCATTAGATTTGCAAGGATTGGCGTTGGTAGCATTTCAGATGCCAGCGGCATTCACTGGTACGACCATGACGTTTCAAGGCAGTTTTGACGATTCCACGTATCAAGCCATTTATAATACGTCAAATACCGCTTACAGCATTACGGTAGCAGTTTCTCGAACTTACGCCATCAATCCAGCAGATTTCGCAGGTTTTCGTTACGTTAAATTTGTGAGTGGTAGCGCAGAAGGCGGTGCGAGAACTATCGTTGTTTCAACCAGAGAGGCTGCCTAATATGACATTAATATTATCGATGTTAGGTGGCAGTCAATCATTAGACCCAACGAGCACTCCTACCTTTGCTGGTGTTAAAACGAATGCTAATGTCGGTACTGCTGGCACTGGTTCAACCGCAGTTGAATATGGCGATGGTTATACTCACACGACCATATTGACGGTTAATACCACGTTACCTGCAATCGCTGGGGGCGCGGCATTAGGCATAGGAAAATTGCTATATACATTCCCTGCTGGCGCAATTGTTATTGACGAAGTAAAAATGAGTTTAGCAATCACCCAAACGCAAGGAAATATCAACGCTAACACCCCTGTCGTTGGGCTTGGTACGGTCATTGCGTCTGGTGTTGTTTCAACATTATCTGGTACAGCAACATTCCAAAATATCCTCACTGGTCAAACTGCTGCAAATTGTACAGGCACAGCAACCGTCAAAACAGTCGATGAAAATGTCGATGCTGTTGTAATCGAAACAGGCGCATCTCCTCGCACTGTTTATGCAAACGTAGCCGCTACATGGTCTGCAAGCGGTGATGCAGCTGCATTATTAACAGGTACAGTGACGATAAATTGGAAATTCGCGGCATAAAAAATGGATTACGCCAGACCTGAAACCATCGAAGATTATCATAAATTGGTTGGCGTAATTGCTTCAAAACCCCTTCGGCAAACTTTCGATATTGTTCGATATTTATTACGAACAGATTTGTTTTTTTTCATGTGGTACGGTTGTGAAAGAACCGACATGGAACATCCTTGGTTGATCGCTCGTTGTCGAGAAGTAGAAAAAAATCCTGATGGTTTCCTCGATTTATGGTCTCGTGATCATTACAAATCAAGCATCATTACATTCGGTTGCACCATGCAAGATATTATTGCTAGTCATGGTGACAACCCTTTGCCAGTTTGGAACGGTATTGAACCGTCTATAGGTTTATTCAGTCATACTCGACCGATAGCAAAAGGGTTTTTGAAACAGTTAAAACGTGAAGCAGAGTTTAATGTGAAATTGCATTATTATTTCCCTGATGTATTTTGGGAAAACCCCAATCGTGATTCGCCTTCATGGTCAACCGATGGCGGTTTGATATTCAGAAAGAAATCTAATCCAAAAGAAGCGACTGTTGAAGCGTGGGGGTTGATTGAAGGTCAACCGACTTCAAAACATTTTGACATATTGATATTTGATGACATGGTGACGTTGCGATCGGCTCGATCGTCTGAAGATCGTAAAAAAACCCTCGAAGCATGGGAAATGGCGATTAACCTCGGGGGTGGCGAAGAAGCAAAAGTGCGAATGATTGGCACACGCTATCATTTCAATGATGCTTATCGAGAAATAATCAAACGCAAAGCCGCTATCCCACGCATTTATCCCGGTACGATTGATGGTACATTTGAAGGCGAACCGGTGTTAAAGTCTAAAAAATGGATGGTAAAAAGATTACGAGACATTGGGAGATATACTTTCAGCACTCAAATACTTCAAAACCCAATAGCGGACAGTAAACAAACATTAAATGAAGCATGGTTGCAATATTATACAGGTAATGCATCCAAAGGCACTAACAAGTATTTGATTTGCGATCCTGCTAATGAGAAAAAATCGTCCAGCGATTATACTGTTTTCATGGTGATCGGACTCGGTTCGGACAAAAAATACCGTATATTGGACATTGTACGCGATCGATTCAACCTTAAAGAACGTGGTGATGCATTGTTTAATCTGCATCGTAAATGGGAACCACTTGGGGTAGGGTACGAAAAATATGGTATGCAATCTGATATAGAATATTACAAAGAAAGGATGAAAACAGAAAATTATCGTTTCGAAATTATCCAATTGGGCGGTAATATACCAAAACTGGATAGGATTCGTGGGTTAGTTCCCAGTTTGGAGCAAGGCAGATGGTTATTACCTGAAACGTTATTTTATGTAAACTATGAAGGTAAAACCGAAAACTTGATCGAAACGTACAAAAATGAAGAATATATGGCATTTCCGGTATCTGTTCATGATGATATGTTAGACACTCAGGCTCGAATACTGGACAAGGAACTTAACGCAATATGGCCAAAGGCAAAAAAACATGATGAACATGAACGATATTCAAGCGGACGATCGAGAGGTCGAACAACCTCAGCTTGGGGCGCATAATACCGTAACCGTAACAGACGATGAAGATGACGATTTGGTGTATGAAATCACCGAAAACCTTCGTCGCGGTCGTGCTCATTGGTCTGAATGGCGCAGAACAGCAAAAGAAGATTTCGATTTCTATGCTGGCGTTCAATGGTCTCAAGAAGATGCTGCGAAATTGGAAAAAGAAGGTAGACCGCCTGTCGTATTCAATCGTATTGTGCGAACGATCAATGCTATTTCAGGTGTTGAAGTTCAAAATCGCCAAGAAGTAACGTATTACCCTCGCAATGTTGAAATCAATCAACAAGACCCTGCTAAACCAACTGATTCAGGTTTATCGGATAGGTTGAACGATGCCGCTGATTGGGTGCGAGATCAAAACGATTCAGAAGATGAAGAATCTGATGCATTCGAAGATTTATTGATATGCGGTATGGGATTCACTGAAATGCGAATGGATTACGATGATGACCCACAAGGCATGATTCGTAAAGATCGTATTGACCCATTGACCATGTACATCGACCCAGATTCAACTAAAAAGAATTTTGACGATGCTAAATGGGTTGCTTGTGTTCGTGAATTCAGCAAAAAAGAAGCGCGAGAAATGTTTGGTTTGTCTGATGTTCAAGCCGGAACATTTTGGAATGATGATGACATGCTTGTTCACGACCAAACAGACGAATGGAAATACGTCAACGATTATTCTGATCAAATGGTCAAAGTCGGTAAAATCAAAGTTGCTCAATATCAATATTGGGTAAAAGAAGATACGTATGTGGTGTTAACGCCAGACGGTAATATCGTTTATTTAAATAGGTTCAAATATAACAAAATTAAACCTATGCTCGACCAAAATGGTATAAAAGCCATTAAGATAAAAAAGAAAATATACAAAGAATGTTTCCTTGTCGGCAATAAAATAGCAGACAAACGTGATCTTGGTTGTGATCATTTTACGTTTCGTGGAATGACAGGATTAAGAGATAGAAATCGAAATGTGTACTTCGGTTTAGTTCAATTGATGAAAGACCCACAACGATGGGCAAACAAATGGTTGTCTCAAATTCAGCATATCCTCAATAGCAATTCAAAAGGCGGTGTCATGATCGAAGATGGCGCTGTCGATGACATTCGAGATTTTGAGGATAAATGGGCTTCACCTGATGGTGTCGTTGAATTGTTACCCGGTGGTTTAGCTAAAATTCAACAAAAAGAACAAATCCAATATCCAGATGGCATCGATCGTCTGTTGAATTACGCTATCAGCGCGATTAATGATATACCCGGTGTCAACCTTGAAATGGTTGGTATGGCTGCACGTGATCAAGCTATTGGTCTTGAAATGACACGTAAAGAAGCTGGCATTACTGTATTAGCCACGTTTTTCAATTCATTAAGACGTTATAGAAAAGTTGACGGTCGATTGCTAGCGTATTTCATACGTTCATATATTGCAGACGGTCGATTGATTCGTATCACTGGTGAAGAAGGCGTTAAATACGTACCGTTGATGAAATCACAAATAGCATTTCAATATGACATTGTGGTTGATGAATCACCGACAAGTCCAAACAGCAAAGATAAAACATTCGCTGTGCTTGTTAAAATATTACCGATGGCATTACAAGCTGGTATTCCAATACCAAAAGAAATTCTCGATTATGCTCCGTTGCCATTTGATTTCGTTCAAAAATGGAAACAAACAATTGATCAACAATCTCAACCTGATCCAGAACAACAAGCGATTCAGCAAAAAATGCAACAAATCGGTGAAATGTTGGCTCAACTGCAAGTTGCGCAGGCTGAAGCAGATGTTCAAAAAACACAATCAGAAGTTGCTAAAAATATGGCATCGGCTGAAAAAGATCATGCTGTTGGTCAAGAGCAACAAGCGTTGGCAATGCAGAAATTTGGCGTATTAAACAATGATCAACAATTGAAGTCACAAGCATTTGCTGCCGATCAATACAGAAAAGATTTGGAATTGTCCTTAAACCAATTGCGTAAATTGCTTGAGGTAAGATTGACGGCTCAGGCACGTATGCATGAATCAACAATGAAAAATTTACCAATACCGTCATTATCGGAAATTCAATAAGGGATACACATGAGCACAAGTAGAGAAGAAACATTTTTAGATCAAGAATTTGGCAGTTCAGAAATGGATGATATTTTAAATCAGCAACAACAAGATGAAATGAATAATCCTGTTTCTGAAAAAGACATGGAAAATAACAAAAGCGACCCATCTGAAAATTTTGTCGAAGATGATGAAGATTTAAAACCATTAAAAAATAACGACAAAAAAGATGACAAAAATTCAGACGAAGCAGAATTAGAATCAAACGATCAAACCAAAACGCTTAATGAACAAGACCGTTATAAGGCGATGGCAGAAGAAGAAAGAATTCGTCGCAAAGAAGTTCAAAAACAAATTGAAACATTAAATGTTGAGAACAAAAAATTAAAAGATACGTTCGATCGTATTTTGCAGAAAGCACAAGAACAAGCAGAATTAGAAAACCAACCGAAACCACCTTCTTATGATGAAAACCCATTGGAAGCGTTACGATATGAAAACGAACAGTTGAAAAAGAAAGTTGGCACGATTGAACAAACACAAACACAAAGACAACAGCAAGAACAACAAAATTATGAAATGCAACAACGACAAGATCAGTTCATTGGCACATATAAAGCAAAAGCTGATGAATTCAGCAAAACAACGCCTGATTTCAAAGATGCTTATAATTATCTTCTCACCTCAAGGGAAGCGGAATACAAAGCGGCTGGATATTCTGCTGAACAGGTCAATCAATTATTGGTTGAGGATGAAGCGGCTATTGTCGCGACCGCTTTAGGACAAAATGCCAACCCAGCACAGCGTTTATATGAAATTGCGAAGTTGCGTGGGTACAAACAAACCAGTAATATAAATGGTCAGGACAAAATTCAAGCAAACAATGAGAAAATTGCCAATCTCGAACGTGGTTTGAGAGCCAGCAAATCCGTGAATAACGGTGGCATGAGTGCCAAAGATCATTTGACGCTTGAAGATGTAGCTGAAATGAGTGATGACGAACTGGACAAAGTTGATTGGCACAAACTGATGCGTTCAGGTTAATCATCACATTGAGTATTAAATGATCATTTCATAAGGAATACGACCATGAAAGCAAAGAAAAAAGCCCCAATGAAAGGCGGCTATGGTAAAGGCAAGAAAAAGTGTTAAAATGTAATACATATTTTGAAAACCGTTCTGGTTTTGATTGTCAACCTTGACGGAACAGATTTTGCACAGATAAATTGACAATTGCCGGTAATGGGTCAACCGTATAAATGACCTCGTGTGATCAAACGAAATTGATTGCCGTTGTGGTAATGAACGTTAAACATAACCGACACTTTGACTGTAGTGAACAAACAGTTGCCGTTGATCCCAGCGTTATTGGGACGAATTTGCCAAGGTTCTTAGCTGAAATAAGAACCAACAGTTTATTTGTTTTAATAACTAGGAGATTTTACGTATGGCAACTACAGCCTATGGCGTGAATCATCCATTAGCCGTTAAGACGTGGCGTAAAAAGCTATTTCTTGAAGCGTTGAAACAGACATATTTTTCTCGTTTCATCGGCAAGGATGACAGTTCAGTCATCCAGTTACTAAGTGAAGTGCAAAAAGGTCCAGGTGATAAAATTACCTACGGATTGAGAATGCAATTAACTGGTGCTGGCGTTCAAGGTGACGGTACATTGGAAGGCAACGAAGAAGCGTTGACCGTTTACAATGATAGCGTTGTGATCAACCAGTTGCGTCATGCTGTCCGTTCAGACGGTCGTATGTCACAACAGCGTGTTCCGTTCAGCATTCGTGAACAAGCTCGCCTTGGTTTACAAGATTGGTTCTCAGATCGTTGGGATACTTCCTTGTTTAACCAGTTAGCTGGTAACACAGGACAGGCTGATACACGATACACAGGTAACAATGCAACAGTAGCCCCATCCGCTAATAACATTTATTATGCGAATGGTCATGGTACTGAAGCATCTGTTGCTTCTGCATCCGCTTCAAACATTTTCAAATTGTCATTCCTTGATGTAGCTGTCGAAAAAGCGAAAACTTTAACTCCGCTTATTCGCCCAGTTAAAATCAAAGGCGAAGACAAATTTGTCGCTTTCTTACATCCATATCAAGTTACCGATATGCGCCAAAACACCAACACTGGTCAATGGTTAGATATCGAGAAAGCTGCAATGGCTGGTATGAATTCGTCCAAATCTCCTATTTATACAGGCGCATTGGGTGAATACAATGGCGTGATTCTACATTCCTCAACTCGTGTACCGTCTGTAACTGCTGGCGTTTATCGCGCCATTGTTTGCGGTGCTCAAGCGGGTGTAATCGCATTCGGTCAAAACAATGCTCCAGACAAGATGACTTGGGTTGAAGAATTGTTTGACTACGGTAATCAATTGGGCGTGTCTGCTGGTTCAATCTTCGGCTGTAAAAAAGCCAGATTCAACAGTGCTGACTTCGCAACGGTTGTTATCGCCACCTACGCTGCGGCTCACTAATAGGAGGCTGATGTTATGCCAATTACAGAAACTTCTGCTGCCTATCTGCGTGGTCCACGCAACGTCAACACTGGTGAATTTGACCAAGCAATGCTTCATACGGTTGCTGCTACTGCGTCAGCTTCTGCCAATGCATTGGTTGTATTGGGTCAGCAGGTACAGAACGGTTTATACATCATGGGTATCGATGGTTATCACACTTCAGGAGCAGATTCTTGCCCTGTAGACATCGGTCTGGATGGTAACCTTTCGACTATCGCAACACAGAAAACACAAGGGGTTAACTTTGTAGCTTCAAACGCAAAGGCTGGCGTGTTCCCTTATCTGGTTTCTATTTCCGATAGCGCATTACCTCAATACAGTACTGTTAAATACGGTTTATCTGCTGGTACAAACACCACAGGTATTATCTTGAAATACAGTATTCGTATAGCAAGAAACCCTTACTAAAAATAAGGGTTTGGGATAAAGTATTTGAGCCCGATTGTTCTATAGGCAGTCGGGCTTTTTACTATGATTTTGGGATTCACAATTTAACATGGATTCGAACTAATGATAATTTCAGGCACCGAATTATTCCAAAGATGCGTTCAACGATTAGAAAACCCCAAGATAAATAAACTCGAGTTAAACACCGTTTTTCATGACCTCAATTTAATGTTGACGACTTCATTCATTGAAAACGATGAACATATTTCGACATTATGGTTCACAATTGGCGGTTGTTTAAACAAAATGGATCATAAAATCATGGCTCTGCTGTGTTTTAAAGAAGCCTTGAGATTGAAACCTGATTTTATAGAGTGCATCAATAATCTCGGATATGTCTACAAAAAGTTAAATTATCATGAAGAAGCCAAGGAATATTTTGGTAAAGCAATTGAATTGGTGGAAAATCCAGATTGCCAACATCCTACCACTGATCTTGCCAAATCTGACTATTACATCAATTACGGTTCTATGTTTGTGTGTAATGGCACGCCGAATGAGGCAATCGAATTATTCAATAAAGCTGAAACATACGCTCCGGGTTATAAACAAGTCTTATACAATCGCGGATTGGCTCAACTTGAATTGGGAGATTATGAGAATGGGTTCAAGGGTTACGATGAAGGAGATCGTCTTGATCGGATTATTGATCGTCATTACTGCAAGGATAAATTGCCTATATGGGATGGGAGTCCGGGCAAGAATTTAGTGGTAATCGGTGAGCAAGGCATTGGCGATGAATTGATGTTTGCGACCATATTGCCCGATCTGATGAAGGACTGCCAAATTGTTTTGGATGCACACCCCCGATTGGCTGATATGTTCAGGCGCAGTTTTAAAGGTCTGGACGTATATGGCACGAGGAAGCATACCAATTATCAATGGGGTAATCGTTACCCATTAGATGCAAAAGTTCTAATCGGTTCATTAGCCAAATACTATCGTAAAAAAGAATCTGATTTTCCTGCGTTACCGTATTTGGTTGTTGATGAAAAATTTGATAAACGATACGCAGAACGTTTGATGTTATTGGGCGAAAAGCCAAAAGTTGGAATCAGTTGGCGAGGTGGTACAAAACAAACTGGGCGAAATCATAGATATATTCCAATGGAAATGTTGGTTGATATTTTGAAATTACCAGTTGATTTTATAAGCCTTCAATATGATTCAGGCATTCAAAAAGAAGTCGAAGAATTCAATGAAAAGAATGGCGTCAAAATTCATAATTGGACAGACATGCTTGAAGATTACGAACAAACTGCCGCATGTGTTAAAAACCTCGATTTAATAATTTCAGTACCGCAAAGCGTGGTTCATTTGTCTGGTGTATTAGGCACTACATTAACGTGGCAATTATGCCCGTATAAAACGCTATGGCAATGTGGTGTTTATAACAAAGAAATGCCTTGGTATCCAAACGTCACAAACTACTGGCAAAATTCAGATTGCAAATGGGAATCATTATTGGAAAAAGTTAAGGTGGATTTATGCAACTTATTACAAACGAATACAGAAAATTAAACGAAAATCTCCATAATACAAATCAGAATTATGGCACTAGCGGTCATTTGTATTCTGATGAAGTATTATCATTATGCAAACGCATAAATTCATTTGATGTGTTGGATTATGGTTGCGGTAAAAATTCATTAGCAAATACCTTACCTTTTTCTATAAAAAAATATGACCCTGCAATTCGCGCATTTCATGAAGATCCAGAACCAGCCGATCTTGTCGTTTGCACTGATGTAATGGAACACATTGAACCAGAATTGCTAGAACAAGTTCTATTGCATATAAAAAGCAAATGTAAAAAATTGGTTTATTTTGCGTTATCTACGTCTGCAGCTGCAAAAACGTTAGCAGATGGTCGCAATGCTCATATCAATTTAAAAACGTGCGTTGAATGGTTTAATGTAATATCTGAACATTTTGTGGTTTTAGATTATAAAAAATCGGGTGAATTGGTTGTGATGATTGTAGCACCTGAAGAAAAACTGGTTAAATTACCAGAAAAACAACCAATAGAATCGATTGAATCAGCAGTTGTAACTGCGGGAGTAAATTAAATGAATAATAAACCGTTACGCATATTCGTTGGTTATGATCATCGTCAACCAGTTGCTTATCATGTGTTGGCTCATTCGATCATGCTGAAAACATCAAAACCAGTGTCAATCACCCCCATTCAAATAAATACGCTACCTTATAAACGAGTAGGACTAACGCCCTTCACATTCAGCCGCTTCCTCACTCCTTGGTTGTGTGATTTTGAAGGTTGGGCGTTATTCTTGGATATTGATATTATTTTGAATGATGACGTGGCAAAGTTGTTTGAATTCGCAGATGATAAATATTCGGTGATGGTTCATAAGAACAAAATCGAATATGAATGGGCTAGCGTTATGTTGTTTAATTGTGCAAAAAACAGGATTTTGACCCCAGAATATTGTGAAACTGCAAATGGATTGCACGCAATAAAATGGTGTCTGGATGAAGAAATTGGTAATTTGCCTGCTGAATGGAATCACCTTGTCGGTTACGACAAGCCCCGCAAGGACGCAAAATTGGTGCATTACACGCAAGGCGTGCCATGTTTTCCAGAAACTGAAGATTCAGAATATAAAAATGAATGGTATTCAGTATTGGATAACATCAACAGCGCACACCCTTGGGTGGAATTAATGGGAAGTTCGAAGCATGCTTTACCTGATGTTAATGGTAAACCTGTGCCACGTTATAAAATGGAGCCACCTAAATAATGATCATTCAAGGGAAAGTCTGGGGTTATACCACCCCATTATTCAACAAAAATAATGTAGAATTGCATATCGCTGAAATACGCAAAGGCGGTTATTGCTCAAAGCATAAACATAAATTCAAGTTTAATAGATTTGTTGTACTGAAAGGTAAATTGAAAATTACCATTTGGAAAGATTACGGCACCGATACATTGCAAGACGTTTCAATCCTTGGGATTTCTCAAGAATGTACCGTTCCACCCGGTGATTTCCATAAATTTGAAGCATTGGAAGATACCACTGTATTAGAAATATACTGGGTTGATTTGAACGAAAATGATATTGTAAGGGAAGATCATGGGGGAATGTTAAATGAGACGAAGGCAGATGTATGCGGCGCAGAGTCGTATCGCGGAGACAGAAAAGCAGTCTTGCTCGACGGTTACGGAACAACATACTTCGGAAACAATAACCCCAACGAAGATGATCGGCATTCCATGCGGTAATTGTAAAAAGACGATTTCGCCAAAAGGGTTCAAGTATCACAAAAGGAATTGTAAATGACAACATTAGCCACGTTAACATCCAATGTTGCAACTTACGTAAACCGTTCAGACTTTACGACCCAAATCGAATTGGCGATCAATCGTGCGATTATGTACTACGCGAGGCGTTATCGATTCTGGTTCAATGAAACGACTGATACATTTTCGACAGTTGCAAGTCAATTTGCGTACGGTTCATCAGATGGTGTTCCGACTGATATTTTAAAAGTCGATGATCTTACCATTACAATCAATTCTTCTGATATTGAACCAATACAGAAACGAACATTAAATTGGGTTTTGGAACATAACGTATCAAGAACTAATGGTGTTCCGACTGATTATGCATTTTTCAAAAAGAACTTTTATTTGTCATTGATACCTGATGCAGTTTATACAATGACGCTTTATTACTTGAAATCATATTCTGATCTTACATCTGCACAAAACAACGATTTCACAGATAACGCCCAAGATTTGCTCGAAGCTCGCGCTTCTTGGTGGGTGTATTCAAAACTATTACGCAATGAAAAAGCAGCCGCTGAAGCAAAAGCAGAAGAAATGGAAGCATTAGATGCTCTCATAAAAGAAACTAAAAAATCTATTAGTTCTGGTAGATTAGTTCCTACAAGTTTTTAAGGATTATTCAAGATGACTTTATCTACAGATCAAAATGCCAAATGGAAAACGTCAAAATTATACGAATTGTGTGACAAATTATTTGGTGCAGAATTCAACGGCATGTTTGTAGCTAAAAGAGAAATATTCAGGAACTGGTTGAACGAAAAAACAGGATGCAACGAAGATCACATTGTTGATTTGCATAAAGCGTTGGATGCATGGCTAGTTGAACTTAATAAAATGAATAAGGCGCAATAGCGATGTTATTAGAATTTCCTGAATGGTTGCCTGATCTGCCGGTATTAAATAACCCCGGACTTACGGTGGCTAAAAATGTTATTGCCGCTGGTGGCAGTTATAAATCATTCCCGAGTTTTACTAATTATTCAGATGCATTGACAGCATTTTGTCGAGGTGCATATTCAGCACGTGACCCTGAAACAGCAACCACATATAACTTCGCTGGTGATGCAACAAAATTGTATTTGTTAGGTCAAACGACACTCGGAATATTTGCAGATGTATCAAAAGCAGGTGGTTATTCACTTGGTTCTGATGATATGTGGGCGTTTACGCAATTTGGCGATAATGTATTGGCATCAAATATTGATGGCGCGATACAAAAGTTTGAATTAGGTGTGGATACTGATTTTTCTGATCTATCTGCTTCTGCTCCATTGGCGCGTTATATGGATGTGGTGAGAGATGACTTTCTTGTTGTTGGTAACACTTATGATGCTGTCGATGGATTTAAACCATATCGCGTGAGATGGCCTGGAATTGGTTCATCGACGTCTTGGACTGTTAGCGCAACGACACAAGCAGATTATCAGGATTTGAATGCTCAATACGGTTGGGTTCAAGCTGTTTTAGGTGGTCAATACGGTGTGATCATTCAGGAAAAAGCTATCGTAAGAATGGATTACATTGGTTCACCAGCAATTTTTCAATTCACTGTATCAGAAAAAAACCAAGGCACAGCTTATCCGCGATCTTGTCAACGAATTAATGATTTAACATTCTTTATTGGATTGGATGGTTTCAGGGTATTTGATGGAAACCAATCCGTTCAAATTGGCGTTAATAAAGTTGATAAATTTTTCAGAGATGATTTGGATACTGCATATGATTATCTGATAACCAGCGCAGTTGATTATGATAGGCAGATTGTAATGTGGGCTTATCCTTCATCATCATTAGGTCAAGGCGCGATTAACTCACGCATTCTCATGTATAACTATGCTCCTAATGCTACTCGAAGATGGTCATACGCAGATATAAACACAGAATTTATTTACACAGCATTAAGTGAAGGTTACACATTAGACCAATTAGACGATTGGGAAAGCGCGCATGGGTTATCTAAAAATATTGATGTGTTGCCATATTCGTTAGATTCTCGTGTTTGGGTTGGTAACAATATTGATTTTGGATTATTTAATTCAGATCATAAATTAGCGTTTCCATCCTCGAGTGCTGCATTAACTGCTGTGTTAGAAACAGCAGAAGCACAAATAACAGACGGTCAGAAAACAGATGTTTTCCTGATTAAACCTGTTGT